TCGGATAAACTCCTGCCGTATGGTCAACAAAGTATGCCATAAAGTTAGGATTTTTTTCAATCTCATCCTCTGTCAAATTGCGAGTAAGTTGGTGTACCATTGTTCCTATCATTTCAAGGTGCCCCAATTCCTCAACGCCTATGTCTGTAAGCAATCCCTTGAGTTCGGGATACGGCATTGAATATCGCTGAGAAAGATAGCGAAGCGACGCACCGAGTTCCCCGTGCGGCCCACCGTATTGCTTTTAGATATAGGTCAAAGATAAAAATAAATGGCGAGGTTATTAGCTTCTTTTTCGTATGTGATATGGTCTATAACTGAGCGGAGTGCTTCGTTTTTAACTGCTTCGTCTGTTTCGGGGGATTTAATCGTTTTTAAAACGTTTGCAACCTTATCAACAAATTTTTTAGGAACTGCCTTGCTTTCTTTTGGCGGCACTTTTGATTTTGCATTTTCGTATTCATCAATGCGTGACTGATAGGTGCGCTTTTTTACGCCGTATTCTTCAAGCGTGTCAAAGCCTGCGACGTATGCTTCGCTTGCTCGGCGGATTTTCTCTTTTTCCTGCTTGATAAGCTTATCGTAGTCGATATTCTCTTGCGGATTGTTTTGCGTTTTATAAATGATATTAAAATCTAATGTTTTAAGTGTTTCCTCAATCTTATCTATAACAACTCTGTTTGCCTTGGCAATTGAAAGGCTGTGAGATACCTTGCATACACCTCTTGCGTATTGGTGGCATTGCATTGCAGGACTTTGAGTGCCGACATATACGAGAGTAGCACCGCAGCTGCCGCAGCGCATTAAGCCTTTGAGCATAAATTGAACAGGCTGTTCCCTGCGTTGATATTTGCCGTAGCGCTTCTTTTGGTCTGCTATCATATCCTGTACCCTTTCAAATTTGTCCGTGTCAATAATTGCTTCGTGTTTGCCGTCAATTATCATTACGTTACTGTTGTCACCCTTGTAACGTTGCTTTGATTGTTTACCTTCGGGCGACCACCTTATTTTGCCTATATAAACAGGATTTTGTAAAATATATTCGACAAAGCGATTATCAGGAATGTTGCCTCGCTTCGTTCTGATTCCCATTGTGGCTAATTCCTGTGCTATTGCACGGTAGCCTTTGCCTGCTAAATATGAATCGTAAATATAATTAACGGTTTTTGCATTATCGTTTGGTATGTACGTTTTATTTTTTAAATCATAGCCGAACGGCGCAATCGTCATTACTTCGCCACGGCTTGCTTTCTCCGTCATTCCTCTTGTAACTTCTTGTGAAAGTCTTGTTGAATAGTATTCATCCATAAACTCGATTATTCTTTCAATCAGCGGAGCAAAAGGCGAATCGTCGATTGTTTCGCTGACGGAAATAACGGCTACATTAATTTTTCTGAGCATTGATTTGTATACAATGCTTTCTTCCTGATTTCGAGCAAAACGGCTGAATTTCCAAACGAGAATTGCGTCAAATGGGTGTTCTTTCGATTTTGCATAGCCTATCATGCTGTTAAAGGCTTTACGCTTTTTGACGCTTCTGCCGGATATTCCGTCGTCGTAAAATACATATTCATCAGGCACTATATAATCATTGTTTTTGGCGTATTGTCTAATGAGCTTAAGCTGACTGTACGGGGAGTATTCATCCTGCCGGTCATCAGATACTCTGATGTATGCTGCGGCATATTTCATTTAATCACCTTCTTTATTCTATTGTAACTTTTATATTACAGCCATAATACTTTTTAGGTGGTTTGCCACCGGTGATTTCTATAATTTTAGCTGTTATGTTATGGTCTGAGTTATTATAAAGTAGTTCGCTCTTTTTAATATTGATTTCGCCTAAATCTTCGTCAGTGCGTGTTAAAATTGCAAGGAATACTTTTTTTCCGTCACGATTAATATAAGGCTCAAGATGAATAGGAAAATCTGCGTAAGGTTCTGTTGAAAAAAAATCTGCATTTATATCTATTGCATTTAAAAAACTTTGGCGAGTGTGGTGAGAAAAAATACTGTATTCAGTAACTTTATCGAGGTTTGTATAAAATGACTTTTCCTTATCTAACAAGCCATAGTTATCATTAATTCTTAATTTTATGTTATAAAGAAGATGAATAGCTTGGGTTATTGTGTATTGAGTTGGAATGTAATTTTGCTTTACAAATTGATTTTCAATTTGCAAATAAAATTTATTGTTGAAAATAAGTTGGTCATCTGGAATATTTGCAATATCTTTTAAATCTTCATATTGAAAGATGAATTTGTAATATTCTTCGGGAAAAATATCTTTTAAATCTTGGATTTGACTTTTAATATTAAAATATTCAATAGGAGTAATGAATGGATATATATTATTTAAATATGTTGTTAAAGAATTAGATAAATCCATTTCCTTAAGTTTGATATCCCAAAATTTATCAGATAGCTCTTTGGCTTTCGGTGCACAAATTTCGTCTTTTTTACGTTTTTCTTCGTAATATTTATCTCTCTTATTTCTTACATTGATTTCTAATTCTTTGTCATTTTGACCGAGAATATAATTAATTCTTTTCAAGTTATCAATTTCGCTATTTTCTAAAGATTTTTTACCTGTTAAGTTAGGTATAAGCCATTTCGCTATTTGATAAATTCCTATCAAAGCAATAGGACCGGCGAGAAAAATAGGAGGCTTTCCGAATAGCGGTTCGAGTGCAAACAATGTATACAAAAGAATTATTAATAAAAGAATTATGCCGATAATTTGCTTTGGCTTAATTTTGTTTCTTTTCTTATGTTGATAATCACAATTATATAAATACAGTTCTTCACCACTATGTATAAATTCACAAACACCAGTGCTATTTGCAGAGAAAATATAACCTCTGCCTTGGCCGTTATTTTCAACAACGTAGTATGCTGCATAATTTTTAAAATTACGTGACGTATCTATACTAAATTCATATAAACTGACATTAATATCAACCTTTTGCATAAAAGGTTTTATTTTTCTAAAAGTATCTTTAGAAATATAAGAATTATTTTCCTTAGCGAGCTTATACAATAATTCTTGTTCGGTTAAGTTATATTCGTCTTTCATTTTATCCCCTTTTTCAATTGTCTAATAAAAAAAAGCGAAATAAGTGCCTGCCTATTTCGCTTAAATTATATTGATGAGTAAGCTAATTAAGAAAGTAAACTTGTAAAGCCTACTGCTTTACCTAATATTCTGATATTGTTCATTTCCTCTTTTGTATATACGAAAGGGGGATATTTTGTATTTTCAGGCTGAAGTACAACCTTATCCTCATATATGTAAACCCTTTTGAGTGTAGCCTCGTTGTCAATCAACACGGCGGCTATTTCACCATTATCGACTTGACTTTGTTGCTTGATATAAACAATATCGCCGTCATTGATTCGAGCATTAATCATACTGTCGCCTTTACATACTAATGTAAAATCACATTTTATGTTATCAGGGATATCGTCGTATGTCTCAATGTTTTCCTCAGCAAGAATAGGCTCACCGCAAGCGATAGTGCCTAAGCGTGGGCGTTTATAAGTTTTTGGAATAGGATTTATTCCGGGAATAGAATATAAATCGTCAGTAGATTTGTCGCTCCAACCCATTAAATAATCAGGTGTTGTATTCAAAGCGTTAGAAATAAGTTCTATTTTTTGAGAAGGTATATTTGTAACTATTTCATTTTCATACTTATATATTGTTTGCTTTGTAGTTCCGATTTTTAATGCTAATTCGTCTTGCGTTATGTTTTTAGAAATTCTTATTTCTTTAATTCTCTTTCCAATACTCAATAACATTCACCTCTAATTGCATTATATAGTTGATTTCGTAACTTGTCAAGAAATTTTTTTCATAAAAAATGCAATAAATAACTTGACAAGTGACAAAAGTGGTGCTATATTATAGTTGTAACGTGATAAGTTACTCGACAAAACGAAGGGAAGGTATTGATAAAATGTTAGATGTCAGAAAATTTAAAGCAAAACTCGTAGAAAACGGAATAACCAACGCTCAAATGGCCGCCTTAATTGGTGTTTCTGAAAGAACTTTTTATTCGAGGCTTAAGAAAAAAGAATTTGGCTCAGATGAAATTGAAATCATGATGAATGTTTTAAAAATTGAAAATCCAAAAGAAATTTTTTTTGCCTCAGAAGTAACTCTGTAAGTTACCGCAAAGTTTGATAATTTCTTTTTTAATAAAAATCACTAACACTTAATCAAGGCAGCAGGGTGCAGGCGAAATATCCCCTTACTGTTCAACTGAAATCAGCCGGGAAGCTATCAACTCCATAGTTTTATTTTTCTCCAAAAATATATGAATAAATCAAACATAACCCCCTTTTCTTAAGTTATAGATAGTTAGCTCTGCTGTTTTGGTTAAGTGTTAGTGATAAGGACAAAAAGTATCATCATAGTTTTTTATTGAGGTGATGAAATGGCAAAAAGAAAAGAACTGACGGCGACAGTCAGCGTAATAATGGAAGACGGCACGGTTAAGCCGTTTGAAGAGCTGACCACCGAGGAAGAAAAGCGACTGAGGGAAAATATCAGAAAAAGGCTTGAAAAATCAATGAGCCTATATTATTCAAATCACCCTGAGGAGTTTGCGAAGCTTAAGTAAAAATGAAAGGAAGTGAAAAAATGTATAAATTGCCGCTGATTGTGCTTGTTGCTTTTGCGTTTTATTGCGCAGTGTGTTTAATCGCTATTAGAATCAGGCAAAAGAAAAAGCCACTCCGCAAGCGGAATGACTTTGAAAGAAAGTGCCGATATATATTCTCCGATAATGCCGAGTGGGAATACATATTGCACAGCATTAAATGAGTTGTGATAACCCATACAACACTATTATGTTATCACAACTCTTATTAAAAATCAATAGGAGTTGAAAAAATATGGAAGTTTTTACAAATGATATTTGCCCAAGCTGCAGGAATGAAAGTTTTGAAAAATGCAAAGCGGATTTTACGCAGATTACGCTTGACGATGTAACGAGGGCAGTTGTTGACTGCAAGCTATACAAAGCTAAGCCGAAGCATAAGCTTAAGATTACATACGAATGCGAGGGCAAGATAGCCGTCGTTGAAAAGGTGGTATATGATTTGCCCGATGTCGAATGGCAGCAGGCAGACAAGAGAGCCGGGGATATGAGCACCGACGATATCAAGGATATTGTTGAATATCTTAATAATAAAATCGGAGCGCACTATAAGCCGAACGGCAAGAAAATGAAAGAGTTAATCAAGGCAAGAACGAATGAGGGCTACACGGTTAAGGATTTCAAGACGGTAATTGACAAGAAATTCAAAAGTTGGGGCAACGACCCGAAAATGAGCTTATACTTGCGGCCGTCAACGCTTTTCGGCACACGCTTCGGCGAGTATCTGAACGAGTATCAGGCGGAAAGCCCGGACAGACTAAGCTGCAAGCCGACGTTCGATATTGAACAGGTTATGAAAGACGCAATGAATAATTTTGAAATATGAGGAAGCAAAGATGATAAATAGTGTTGTTTTAATGGGACGCCTGACCTATGAGCCTGAGTTAATGGCGACAAATGAGGGCACGTCTTTTATTAACTTTCAAATTGCGGTTGACCGAGGTTATTCTAAGGATAACCGTGCTTGTGACTTTATAGATTGTACCGCTTGGCGGCAGACTGCCGAGTTTTTGAAAAGGTATTTTCACAAAGGCTCAATGATTGCAGTTGAGGGCAGACTGCAAACAGATAATTATGTTGCGAACACAGGCGAAAACAGAAAAAGCGTAAAAGTGATTGCTAATCAGGTCAGCTTTTGCGGCGAAAAAGGACAGGCTCCGGCGCAAGTAAATGAAAATACAGAATTTGAGGAAATAGAATAATGAGGGTTGCGAAAAACTGTTGTTACATGAAAGTGACAAACGATAAATACAGATTGCCGGTTGCCGTTGCCGATTCCGCAGTTGAGCTTGCCCGATTAGTCGGCGCAACAAAGAATACGGTTTTATCTTCAATATCGCACGGTACCGGCACGTACGAAAAGGTTGAGTTAGAGGGAAGAGAATGAAAGGACAATTAAACTTTCTTGACGAATTGATTATTGACAACTTTGCAGGTGGCGGTGGTGCTTCCTGCGGAATTGAACTCGCAACAGGGCGACCTGTTGACATAGCTATTAACCACGACCCGGACGCTATTGCAATGCACAAAGCAAATCACCCATACACTCGTCATTATCAGGAAAGTGTATGGGATATAGACCCAAAGGAAATATGTCAAGGTCATAAAGTCGGACTTGCTTGGTTTTCACCCGATTGCAAGCACTTCAGCAAGGCGAAAGGCGGTAAGCCTGTAGATAAGAACATAAGAGGACTTGCGTGGATTGTACTCAAATGGGCAGGAACGGTAAGACAGAGGGTGATTATTCTTGAAAATGTAGAGGAGTTTCAGACTTGGGGCCCTGTACGCAAAGGTAAGCCGGTTAAGTCAAAGCAGGGACAAACCTTTGAGCGTTGGAAAAGTCAACTTTCGGCACTCGGATATGAGATTGAGCATAGGGAACTGAGAGCCTGCGACTACGGAGCGCCGACTATAAGAAAGCGTTTCTTCCTTGTAGCGAGGTGTGACGGCGAGCCTATAGTATTTCCAAAGCCTACACACGGAGACCCAAACAGCGAAGAAGTTAAGAGTGGCAAGCTAAAGCCGTGGAAAACCGCTGCCGATTGTATTGATTTTTCTTTGCCTGCTCAAAGCATATTTGAACGCAAAAAGCCACTTGTAACGAATACTTTAAGGCGAATCGCAAGAGGACTTGACAAATTTGTGATTAAGGAAGAAAAGCCGTTTATTATTCCTATCGGCTACGGCGAACGAAAAGGTCAAAAGCCACGCCTGCAGGATATAGACAAGCCGCTTACAACGATAGTAAGCAGCTGCAAGCAATATCTTGTATCGCCTTATCTTGAACAAATTAATCATAGTGGAAAAGAAACAAGAGGGCAAAAACTCAATAAGCAAGTTCCGACAATCACATCAAAACACGGGTTTGCTTATATTTCTCCTGCATTAATTCAATATCACAGCGAAACGGCTAAATCGGAAGTAAGAGGACAGCGAGTTAATCAGCCTCTTTTTACCGTTGATAGCACTCCGAGATATGCTCTTTTTACACCGTATCTTTCTAAATACTTTGGCGGTGTTGTCGGAAGCAAAATTGATAAACCATTACCAACCGTTACGGCAATAGACCATAATTCGCTGACTATGCCATATCTAACGCAGTATTACGGCGGTGCCGACCACGCTAACAGCGTTTTAAATCCTTTGCAAACAGTAACTGTTAAGCCTCGGCATTTCTTATGCGAAAGTTATTTGACGATACTCCGCAAAACATGGTTTGCAAGGCAATTAATGAGCCGATACCTACCATAACAGCACACGCAAATCACTTTGCAAAGACGGATGTTTATTTGAAAGAGTACGACGGTGACAATCTCGGACATTGGAACGAGATAAGAGAGTTGCTCAACACCTACACAGATTGGAATATATCAGCTAATCAGGTGCTTATTTTCTGTATTAACGGAGTTGAGTATTTTATATCTGATATCGGACTGAGAATGCTGCAGCCTAAAGAATTATACAAGGCGCAGGGGTTCCCGGATGATTATATCATTGATAAGGATTGCAACGGCAAGGAATATAACAAGACAAAGCAAGTAGCAAGGTGCGGTAACGCAGTTCCGCCGCCGTTTTCTAAAGCGCTTGTTATGGCAAATTGTAAATGGCTGTGTGATAAATCTTGCGACAATATGAAAGAATTTAACGCAGTATCAGCAGGGTGAGGTGATGATATGAGCGAATTACAAACAAAAATAAACACGGCAATAGAACGACTAAAAGCGTTTGAGCCTGCTGATGAGCCATATTATTTGTGCTTCAGCGGTGGTAAAGACAGCGACTGCATTCGCATTCTTGCTGACCTTGCAGGAGTAAAACACGATATAGTACATAACCTTACAACCGTTGACGCACCTGAAACAGTCCGATATATCAAGTCAATTCCAAATGTTCAAATCAAAATGCCTAAGTATTCAATGTGGCAGTTAATTGAAAAAAAGAAAATTCCACCTACAAGATTAGTTCGTTATTGTTGTAGTGAGTTAAAGGAAAAAGGTGGCAAAGGTCGAGTTAAGGTAACAGGTGTTCGTTGGGCTGAAAGCGCAAGCAGAAAGCAAAATGGTGGCATTGTAAAGATTATAGGCAAGCCTAAATCGACAATCGCACTTGCAGAAGAATTGCAAGCGGAATATGAACAAGCACCAAAAGGCGGAATAATTCTTAACACTGATAATGACGAAAGTCGCCGAATGGTTGAGCAGTGTTACAGGACGACTTCAACGCTTGTAAACCCTATCATTGATTGGACCGATGAGGATGTGTGGGAGTTTCTCAATCACTATGGTTGCAAATCAAATCCTTTGTATCAATGTGGCGATAAGCGTATTGGATGTATCGGTTGCCCTATGCAAGGTGATAAAGGCATGAAAGCAGATTTTATCCGTTATCCAAAATACAGAGATAACTATTTGCGAGCATTCAGGCGAATGCTTAAAGCAAGAGAGGCAGCAGGGCTTGATAATTCGGTAGGTTGGAATACCCCTGAAGCCGTAATGATGTGGTGGGTCGGCGATAACCCATTGCAAATGAGCTTTGAAACACCTGAATATCTGAAATGAGGTGAAAGAATGAGGACTACATATGAAGCACATATTGACCGTAAAAGTGATGAATATTCAATTCAGTTTGAAAGTGGAAACTATAAGTATTTCAAAATGGTTGAAAAGGCTTGTCGAAAAGTAATAAATAAAAAAGATAAAGCCGTATTCAAAGAAAGATGTTCAGAAGCAAGAACATTAGGTCATTTATAAAAAAGGAGTAAACAATGAAAATATTTATAAGTCAGCCTATGAAAGGCTATTCAAATTTTGAAATTGAAATCATAAGAGGAAAGATTAAAGAAGCACTTAAAGAAAAGTACGGAAATGATATTGAAATTATCGACAGTTTTATAAAAGGTGCTCCGGCAAATGCTAAACCGTTATGGTATTTAGGCGAATCTATTAAAAAGCTAAGCAAAGCCGATATTGCAGTTTTTGCATATAAAGGACCTACCGTGGGCAATTATCCGGCTTTGGTAAGAGGCTGCGGCATTGAGGAAAAGTGTGCAAGAGAATATAACACCTTATGTCTTTATGTCGCATTTTATAAAAACAGTTTTCAATCGACTGTAGATATTGAACTCAACGGACTATCAACCAAAAGACCTGATTTCGTGGAGTGATTAAATGGACTACATAACAGCATGGGACAAACTTAGTGAGTTCCCGGAAAAGCAGAAAAGCCAAATGCTTCATACTTTCAACAACCCTTATGGGTTCAGACTAAATATAAATCATCCTATGGTTACGAAAAAGTGGGAAGCTTTTAAAAAGAAAAACAATATCGGCAAATATGACATGACGGATGAGCTGAGGGAAAAGTTTGAAAATCAGTTTATGGAAAGCAAATATTATCAAAAGCTTGTGGCAGCGGAAAAGCAGAAATACGGCACAGCTTATGATTATATTTATGAGCCGCTTGTGGGTTAGGCGGTGAGAAAATGAGCAAAGATTTCAAAGCTTGCACCAAATGTTTTTTAATTTTGGCAGGCGCAATAATTATTCTTATGGAAATTTATGTAACAAAAGCGATATAGGAGACAGGTTATGTGTTTAGGATTGGCAAACGGATATATTGAAGAAAAAGGCAACGAGATTAGGGACGGCGACAAATTTAAGCTCGTAACAAAAAGCGGTGCTTATTTGTATGAAGCAAAGCCAACACCGAACGGAATTGTTCTTGTTCCTCTTTCAGAAGCTACACCCATAGGTGCGGTGCACGAAAGCGAAATTAGAAAATACGATTTCAGAAGACTCTAATCACCATATCTATATACATATTATATATAGCAAAAATTTAAGCCGGTGCAAGTCCGGCTTACGAGCTTGTATTGTATCTTAACTACTGAACGAAAATAAAGAAAGGAGCATAAAGGTGAATAAGGAAAAGCAGATTAAAAGTGGAAGATTGTTAGAGGTGAGTTATTTCCCTTGCACGGACAGTGGCAGACCTCTTGCTGAAAGAGCACCAAAAAGTAAAATCACATCAGAGCAGCAGGCGCTTTATAATGCAAAGCAATCCACCAAAAAGCTTATCAGGCTTATTAATGCTAATTTTGATACAGGCGATATCTATTTACATTGCACGTATTCACCTGAAAATGCTCCGCAAAGTTCAGACAAGGCATACCGTGACGCTTATAATTATATCCGCCGTGTGAGATATTACCGCAGAAAGCATAAACTCCCCGAACTTAGGGCGGTTGTAATTATGGAAGAAAAAACATACAAGACAGGCAAGTATGCAGGACTTGTTAATATTCATTTTCACATATTCATGAATAATGGCGGCTTCGGCAGGGACAGAGCCGAGGATATGTGGAAATTCGGTTGGGTAAATGCAAACAGGTACAATCCTGATGTATTCGGCCCTGAAACTGCGGCAAGGTATGTATCGAAGGACCCAAAGGGCAGGAAACGTTGGTTTTCTACCCAGAATCTTAAAAAGCCGATTGAAAGAACAAAAAAGCGAATGGTGACTAACAGATATGTCAACCGCCTTGCAAAATACAAGGATGACAGAGCGTTTTGGGAAAACAAATACCCCGGTTATACATACGAGCGTGTTGAAGTATGCGAAAATGAGTATAACAGCCACACTTATGTTACTGCTATATTGTTTAAAAAGCGGAATTAAAAGGAGTTGAGCTATGTCGAATTTATATCGTGATGTCAAAGCGTGTTGTCCTTTTTACCAAACGCAGAAAAAGGAAAAAAGCGGTGCAATGTATATCAAATGCGAAAAAATAATAAGCAAAGGGTGCATTGTGCTTAGATTTCCAAGCGTACAGAGAGGCGACAAATGGCTTAACACCTATTGTAACAGCATTTCCGGTTGCAAAAACTGCGAAATGTATCAACTTATAAATCAAAAATACGAAAAATGAGGTAATCTTATGAAAACTGCTATTATTATTTTATTAGCGGCTATTTTTGTTGCGCTTTTAGGCGTGGCTGTAGCTGCTACTTCTTTACTTATTGACAAAAAGGAACAAGAGGCATATCGAAACGGCTTTAATAAAGCTGCAGAAATGGACACTAAAATGGCGAAAAATCAAGCAAGCAAAGCGCTTGCCCAAATGCTTCAATCCTACAGCGTTAAAGATATTATCGTGACAAAGGATAATAAGACTGTGGTTAAGTGGAATGACGGCAAAACAACTTGGGTTAAGCTCAAAGAGGGAGACGTCAACAATCCTTTTAAGGCGTTTTGTTACTGCCTTTTAAAGCAAATGTACGGCGACGCCTGGAAAGAAATGTTTAAACGCCACGGTGTTGAAGATACGCAGGCGGAAAATACATACGAAGTCCACGAGGAAAAAGAATAAGCTAACGTATAAGCTCTTGCCGAGAGGCAGGGGCTTTATTTTTTTGCTTTATGGGTGTGACATTAAAGTGTTTTGAAATGATAAGGTAAATAAGAGGTGAGAACGTGAGCAAAGTCGACTGGAAAGAGCTTGAAAATGAATATGTATGCGGTGAAATGTCTTACAGAGCACTTGCAAACAAGCACAAAATAGCGCCGTCGAGGGTATCGGCGGTAGGAAAAAAGCAAAATTGGGTAAAAAAACGTGATAAATATAGGTCAAATGTGGCGCAGGCCACTTTACAAAACGCACGCACGACTGATATTAAGAATAAATCGCAAAAGCTTAATAATTTAATTGAGGCGGCGGACAAGCTTGCAGTTAAATTAAATGAAGCGTTAGACGACCCGAAGCAGCTATACCGGCAAATACTCAGAACATCAAGTGGAGCTGAATCGGTAAGAATTACTAAAAAGCTTGACACAAGAGCGTTAAAGGATTTTGCAAGCACCATTTCCACCATGAATGACACTATAAAACAGCTTAATGATTTGACAGAGGATGAGGATAAAAAGAATGTTGAAATTAAGATAATAGAGGGTAAAAAAGAATGGGCGCAGTAACTCTTGACCTCGATTTTTCAAAAGTAAATCCAAAGCAAAAGCTCGCCTTAGAAGATAAGCACAAATATATCGGTTACGGTGGCGCTCGTGGCGGTGGAAAGAGTTGGTTTGTAAGAGTTAAAGCTATTCTGCTTGCCGTATTTTATGCAGGAATAAAGGTGTTAATCGTTCGACAAACTTATCCGGAACTTATGAATAACCACATTCGTGAAATGAGAAATATTTTGTATAAGATTGCAAAATATGTTGATAAGGAAAAGATATTTTATTTTCCAAACGGCAGCACGATTCAGTTTATGTACTGCCGCAATGACGCTGACCTCGACCGCTTTCAAGGTACGGAATTTGATGTTATTTTCATTGACGAAGCAACGCATTTAACAGAATACCAAATTAAAACTATAGGACTTTGTATGCGTGGTGCAAATGAATTTCCCAAAAGAATATACTTCACTACTAACCCCGGCGGAGCGTCACATCACTATTTTAAGCGAATCTTTATCGATAAAGATTATATGCCTGACGAAAACCCGGAAGATTATTCGTTTATTCAAGCACTTGTGACGGATAATATTGCGCTTATGGCAAAACAGCCTGAGTATTTGCAACAGCTTGAAAATCTACCTGAAAAGCAAAAGAGAATGTTTCTATATGGCTTATGGGACGTGGCTGAGGGTATGTTTTTTGAGGATTTTAGGGTAGGCACAAAAGAGCAGCAGGCTACAGGGCTATACACTCATGTGATAGAGCCGTTTGAAATTCCACCGAATTGGACCATATATCGCTCTTTCGACTGGGGCTATCATAAACCGTTTTCGGTTGGTTGGTGGGCTGTTGATTATGACGGTACGCTATACCGAATAATGGAACTATACGGCTGTGTGAAGAATGAAGCAAACGAGGGCTTGCAGTGGGACCCACAACAAGTTTTTCAAAGAGTAAAGGAAATTGAAACAACGCATAGGTGGCTGAAAGGTAAAAACATAATCGGCATTGCTGACCCGGCAATATGGCAAAAAACAACAGGTATCAGTATTTATGACGTGGCGGCAAGAAACGGTGTTTATTTCCAAAAGGGCGACAATAATCGAATTGCCGGTTGGCAGCAGGTGCATTACAGATTTACCTTTGCTGCTAACGGCAAGCCAAGAATGTATATATTCAATACTTGTAAAAATACAATCCGTACCTTGCCGACGCTTCAATATGACGAACACAAGGTTGAGGACCTTGACTCAGACGGCGAGGACCATATCGCAGATGAAATCAGATATATGTGTAACAAGCTGCCGATTAAGCCGATAAAGAGTAAGCCGATTAAGGAGCTTGCTGACGACCCACTTAATCAGCGTGGCGAATACAGAAGTAGTATGAACAACTACGGAATTAAGATTTATTAAGGAGCAGAAAAATGAGTAAGTACAAAAATCCTATGGACGAAAAAAACAATAAGGTTTTGAAAGAAACTGAGCAGCAGGCGGACAAGCCTATGAATAAGGCTGACAGCTTTAATCAGGCAAATGGGCTTGAAGTGCACGAAAGCGGCAAGTCCGGCGGCAAGCGATTAAAGGTAATCGGTGTTGAAGAAATAATCAAAGCACGTGAAACACTGCAGAAATACAAGCAACAAAAGCAATCGCTTGAAAGCAGAGTTGTAAACAACGAAGAGTGGTGGAAGATACATAATTGGGAGCAGATAAAGAAAAAGGACGCAGCAAAGGCAGATAGGGAAAATCCTAACGGTATTGAAACGCCCTCTTCATCAGCGTGGCTGTTCAACTCAATTACTAATAAGATTGCCGACTTCTCAGATAATTATCCCGAAGCAAATATAAGGGCAAGGACAGGCGGCGACGTTCCTGAAGCGGAAAGACTTAAGAATGTTATTCCTATGATTTTGAAGCGAAATAAATTTTACAAAACGTACATTGCAGATATATCCGAAAAAAGCAAGAGCGGTACCGGCATAACATACGTAGGTTGGAATCCGAAAAAGGACGGCATAGGCGACGTTGAAATTCAAAATATAAATATTCTTTCAATCTTTTGGCAGGGCGGTATAACGAATATTCAGAAAAGCCGAAATGTATTTACTGTTGAGCTTGTTGATACAGACCTACTGAAAAAGCAATATCCGAGTGAGGCTGAAAATATAACAAGCGACGGTGAAGTTGATTTAAAGCAGTATTTGTATGAGGACTATATCGATACGACCGATAAGAGCCTTGTTATTGATTGGTGGTATAAAAAAGACGGCAAGCTTCACTACTGCAAATTCGTTAATAATATTGTGCTGTTTGCAACCGAAAATGAGCCTGACGAATATCCGAACGGCTATTATGACGACGGTAATTATCCGTTTGTTTTTGATGTTATGTTTCCTATGCAGGGCACTATTGCAGGCTTCGGCTTTATTGACGTAGGCAAGCAACCGCAAGAATACATTGACAAAATGGACGCAGGAATACTCCAAAATGTATTGATGAACTCAACGCCACGCTATTTTGAGCGGCAAGACAGCGAGATAAACGAGGAAGAGTTTCTCGATTGGACGCAACCTTTTGTTAAAACAAATACAAACCTCGGTCAAGATGATTTAAGGGAAATTAATGTTAGAGGACTTGACAGCGCAGTATTTACTCAACGAGACAGCAAGATTAACGAGATTAAAGAAACAACAGCTAACCGTGATGTATCAACAGGCGGTACAGCAAGTGGCGTTACTGCCGCAAGCGCTATTTCTGCACTTATCGAAACAGGTTCAAAGGTAAGCAGAATGGCAATTAAGGGCACGTATGACGCTTTTGAAAATATAATCTACCTCATAATTGAGCGTATGAGACAGTTTTATGATTTGCCGAGATATGTAAGGATAACAGGTGACGACGGCACCGACGATTTTGATACATACGATAACAGCAATTTGAAATTGCAGGAAAGGCAGACGCTTCAAGGCGATACGGCACAATATCTGCCTGAGTTTGATATTGAGGTGGCGGCGCAAAAGGCTTCACCGTACAGCAAGGCAGCACAAAATGAACTTGCGCTGCAGCTTTACAGCGCAGGGTTCTTTAATCCGCAGAACACCGACCAATCACTTGCTTGCCTTAATATTATGGATTTCGACCACAAGAGCGACGTTATAAATCAAATTAAGAAAAACGGAACTTTGCTTGACGCTTTACAGCAGGCACAAATGCAATTACAACAATTGCAGCAGGAAAACGAAAAGCTTAAGGTAATGTGCGATTTGAACATTGACAACAGCAACCTTACAGGAATGAAAGGAAAGCAGCAGGGCAACAGTCCTGATGTAGCGCAGGCTTCAACAAGCGGCAGTGCAAATATGGAAAGCACAAAGCCGGAGGGAATGCAAAGCGTACAGAGAGGCGACAAAGGCTCACTTGCCGAGCAGGCGGCGCAAAAGGCTAATGAATCGGCACAGCCGAGATAGGAGAGTAAAGAATAATGGTTGAGATTACATACAGAGAGATAAGAAACGGCTTTGAATTAAAGGCTGAGGGACATTGCAGATATGCCGAAAAAGGTAAGGACATAGCTTGCGCCGGTGTTTCTACACTTATTGTTGCACTTGCAAAAACGCTTGAAGAAAACGAAAATAAGTTAAAAATACCGGCACTAATTATTGTTGAGGACGGATATGCGCTTATATGTGCTTATCCAAAAAAGCGATATTATAAAGAAATTGCAAGCGCTTTTGAAACGGTAAAGCAGGGTGTTAGTTGGCTTTCGGAAGAGTTTGAAAAAAATGTAAAAAAGTTATTTTGAGGGTGTGACATTGAAATAACACCCTTAGGTATAATGAGGATAAAGAGCCGTGGGCTTAACCCACAGATTACAGATTCGCTGACTTAATCAGCAGGGAGCATTATTATGCAGAAATATCATATTCAGTTATTTGCCGACGGTGCGGCTACTGCAGGAGCTGACGGAGTAGGTACAACAGCTGAGGGTACGGTTGATACCAATGTTGACGGTGCGACAGGCACACAAGACGCTAAGGAAGAAAGCTTTGACGATTTAATCAAGGGCAGATACAAGCAAGATTATCAAGCTAAATTTGATAAGGCGCTTAACAAGCGTATGAGCAAAGCAAATGCGCAAATTCAAGAGGGTATAGATTTCAGAAACAAGCTTACCCCGGCACTTGAAAAATTCGCCGCTAAATACGGAATTAAAGATTCGACGGATATTGATTCGATTGTATCAGCTATTGACAACGACAATTCGATTTATGAAGAAATTGCAACCGAGAGAGGCGTTACGGTTGAGCAGGCTAAGGAGCTTATGCAGGCTGAGAGAATCATCAGGCGAGATGAAATCAGACAGCAGCAGGACGCTCAAAGAGCAGCTTTTCAAAATCAGTATAACGCTTGGTTGCAAGAAGCCGAAGAATTAAAAGAGTATTATCCGAATTTCAATTTCGAGTTGGAAAGTAAAAACGATAAATTCCGTGAATGGCTTAATCGTGGTATGAGTGTTAAGGACGCCTATGAACAAATCCATTTGCCGGAAATTCTTAGTGGTGCTATGGGTTACGCATACAATCAAAGCCGACAGGATATCGCCGACACAATGAGGGCTAATGCTAACCGTCCGATTGAAAACGGAACATCACAGCAGCAGGCCTCTAATTACAGCGGAATGTCTTTTGACAAATTAAATCAAAATCAAATCAAAGAATTATTAAATGCTGCGAGTATGGGTGAAAAAATTGACGAAAATAATTTTATGAAATATTTGTCAAAATAATATGTAATTCGCTCTTACTTTCAGCAGAAAGGGAGCATTATGAATATTATTAAATCATTAAAAAGCGCAAGTATCAGCGCAAAGAAATACAGCGCACAGCTTTTTGCTGACGCTGTACTTAACACAACCGGCGACAGCGATTTGTCACCGGGTATGAAAATCTTTTATGACACCGCATTGCTTCGAAATGTGGGTAGCCAAACATATTTTGCACAGTTTGGCAAGCAGCAGCCATTGCCGAAGCACAGAGGTAAAAAGGCTGAGTGGCGTAAATGGAATACATTTACCGTTTCAACTGTTCCGCTTCAGGAAGGTATTACACCTACAGGTGACAAGCTCGGACAGACAAGCATTGAAGCGGAAGTTCATCAGTATGGCCGTTATGCTTATGTAACAGATGTACTTAGTCTTGCGCACCTTGATGATGTAATCGGCGGTGCTACCGAATTATTTGGTGACCTTGCGGCACAGACAATGGATATTGTTACACGTAACTCTGTTATGACTGAGGCTGTTAAGAATGTACTTTTCCCACGTAAGAGTGACGGCACGGCAGTTGCTTCACGTGATAAACTCGATAACACTTGTCAGCTCACACCGAGAGTTATCAATAAAGCTGTTTCAATTCTTAAGAAGAATAAAGCGCCTAAAATCAACGGCTCATATATCGGTATTATTCATCCGTCTGTTTCTTTTGACTTAAGAGACAGCAAAGGTTGGGAAGAGGCACATAAGTATTCTGCAACAAAAGAAATCTTTAATGGCGAAATCGGTGAGCTTCACGGTGTGCGTTTTGTTGAAAGCCCCAATGCTAAGGTGTATACCGATAATTGCCCGGTAGGCTACAGCGTATATTCAACTCTTATTTTCGGTAAGGACGCTTGGGGCGTTGTTAAGCCTGACGGTGCAAGCCTTAAGATGATTGTTAAGCAGGTCGGCTCAAGCGGCGCAAGCGACCCACTCGAACAGAGAGGCTCGGTAGGCTTTAAGTTTTCTACTGCTTCTGCTGTGCTATATCCTACACGACTTCTCAGCATTGAAACTGTATCAGCAGAGTTTGCAAATGATGATGAAGCTAACTAATAAAGGAGCGTGAATATTATGGCAAAAAGTAAGGCAGCCGCAGAAAATGCGGCGATTGAAGAAACCGCAGTTGTTGAAAAAACAACAGCAAAAACATATACACAGGAAGAGCTTGACGCTATTCTTGCCGAAAAGCTTAAAAAACAGAATGAGACCATAGAGGCCTTGCAGGAAAAGCCTGAATTTATTCAGGATAACCATGAGGGCGAGGAAATGGAAATTATTAAAATTCCTATGTATCTTGGACCTAATGACGACCCAAGAGGCGAATATGTTGCAGTAAACGGCGTGGCAATGTTCGTCCCACGTGGCAAGGTTTGCAAAATCAAGAAAAAATATGCCGACCGACTTAAAATGAGCCTTAATCTCAGAGAGGTTGAGCATTCATATATAAGAGCAAATGAGGGAACTAAAGAGGTAACGCTTTAACTCTTTGTTGTAATTTTAAAGGGCAGGGAGAAATCCTTGCCCTTTGCTATTTGAGGTGAAAGAAATATGAAAACTACAATTGGCGAGGTATTAAGCTATTTTGACAATCAAGTGCCTAATCAGTATTCAGACGAGGAAAAGATAAGGTGGCTAAACGAGATAGAGGCACAGATTTATAACGATATTATAAAAACACATAGGGACGCTGACAAAATTGCATTTAACGGATACAGTTCCGATACAGATATAAATACACAAATGATAGTGCCGCTCGAATACAGCGAGTTATATAGATTTTGGCTTGAAAAGAGTGTTCACTATGCTAACGGCGAAATTGACAGAATGAATAATGCTATGACAATGTTTCAAAGCTATTATGACAATTTCTATGCTGCATATAACCGAGCACACAGACCTATAGGTGTGCACGGCTACAGATTATAAGGGGGCGAAAATATGAAATTACCGCAGTCGCTTAATGCGTATAACGTCACGAAAGAAAATATTGAAGAATTTAAGGGCTTAGACCATAACGAGCGAGCGCAAAACGGTGCTTGGTATGATATGGAAAATATGACGCTTGATGATTACCCGGTTGCAAGTGTAAGAAATAAGCGTGGTATTGTGACGAGTGATTATGAAAACACGATATCAAATAATGATTTGACTATTCAAACACGCAGAGGTGCTTTTGACGCCGCTATTGTTAATGGCAATGTTTCTCTATTACAAAACTGTGCAATGCAGCAGGGCGGTACGGTTACTGCTGAAGGGCAGATTTTAAAGGATACACAAAACGCAGTATATTCATTTGCCAAAAGCGATATTGAAGGTACGATTACATATCAAAACAATTTGCTTAAGGAGTTTCAGGATAAGTGGTGTTTCTATGGCAGAGGAGAGCCGATATGCAATATATACGGACGTTGGTTTGAATACCGAACGAAAGACAGCATTTCCTCAAATGATATTTGCCTCGGCGCAATCATTACCACTACTGACGACGGAGCACCGTGGACGTTTCCTATGCTCATATCTAAAAAGGAAAGTGCAATAAAAATATATTATAACGACGCTTTCTTTAATGAACAGATTAATTGGAACGAAACGTTTAAGGACTGCACGTATATAAAAGAATATACAGATAAACACGGCGAAAAGTGGTATGTAAGTCAAAACGCTGCCGCTTTTAATTTAGGCGATAACGTAGATAATATAAAGACTTTATGCTGCGGCAAGGCTCAGTATTTAGGTATATTCAACGATTGGAAGAGCGCCGCACAGACTATTATTGACATATACAATGATGAATCAAATGTAGAAACGCAGCATTATTTTTATACAACCGGGCTTAAAAAGGTAGTTGACAATCCGATACACGCTTTTACGGATGATGATTATAAATACTTGGATATAAAAAACAGAGTAAGTAAGTCTAAGCTTTATATGCAATTTGACGACTATCAAGACTATTATCTTTCCGAAGACCAAATCGCTAATTTTTCTGAAATGTTATTAAACAAATGGGAAAAAGCAACCGGCATGCTCTATTGCGACAATATAACGAAACTTTATCCTTATGTTGAAGAGGCAGTCAATGAATATTACGAAGCATATCAAGGAGACTTCGCAAAGAAAAAAGGCTCTCAGGTTTTTTACTATTCTGATAAAAATGGTGCTATCCATAATGCCGATGAAAGAAAATTCGGCTGTTACGTTTTAAATAAACAGTATGTGGAGAGTAAATATGACATTGAAATAGTATTTGCAATAATTTTTTATAAAGAAGGCAATTTGTGGAAACATAAAATGCCCGAAAATGTCGCCACTCCGCATTATGAACTTATTGCAAATACAACACCGTTGCAATTTAGCTATGTGGTTGATTTATCAGGCATTGAAAAGGACGCCAACGGATATGATGTGCCGAAAAGGGGCTGGCAATTTAAATATAACCTTATTTGCGAATTTTCATCAAACATAAAAAGCGTGCTCAGCAAAGATAACAGTCAGGTTGATATAGAGGGTGAGTTATTTTCGAATAAAGAAAACATTGAAATTATAAGAAATAAAAATGCTTATTTAATCAACACTTCTGTAATTAATTTGGATTGGGCGTGTAAGCAACAAAACGCACCGTCTGTTACCAATGTTAAAATGAGCGGTTCCTTGATAGCGGATAATCAGAACGTTAAGAATATTGAAACGCTTAAGAGCGCAAATTACGGCGAGAAAAAAGCATTAATTAAGTGCGGTAAGAAGATACTTGTGGTCCCGGACGGAGTGATTATAGATACCGACAGCGGCAAGGTAAGCAAGATTGCATACAAGGATACGTTTTCTGTCAATAAAGAAAATAAAATATCCTCTGTTATATGTACATGCGACGGTGACGAAAACACTTTTAATGCAAATATTTACAGCATTAATTCAAATTCCAATTATCGAATAGTAAGCGGAACGCTTCAAAAGAAAGTCAAGCTTAATGACAACAGTACATTATGGACCGATATATCAAGTTATGTAAGCTTTTATTATAACGAGGCGGAACGCTTCGATAAATTCAGTAAGGGCGATAATGTTGAGTTCAGTATTAAGTTTAGCGCCGATTGTCAACTTGACTTAACTAAATTCAAAAAAGGCCTTTTTGAATATGACAGTGCAACAAGGAAATTGAAAACTAATAACTACAGAATAAACAAGGTGGGTAATAATTTCATTGATTTTTCTGCACCGCTTATTAATTACGAAAAGAATGAAAACGAATGGCTGACAGGATTTACTAATAACGATACGAAATTTGATATAACTATTGAAAAAAAATTTCCTGATGTTATGCCGTTTGGCTGTTTATGCGGTAACAGAGTATGGCTGTGCCAAAAAGACGGCCACGAGATATATGCATCAGCTCTCGGAGATTATACAAATTATTATGACTTTTCAGGACTTAACAGTGACAGTTGGGCGGCTAATGTCGGAAGCGACGGAAGATTTACAGGAATAGTTAATTATCTTGGCAATGTGCTCGTATTTAAAGAGGACACGCTCTATATAGTTTACGGCTCAATTCCGAGTGAGTTTTCCTACACTGAGGTTAATAACTTTAAAGGTGTTGAAGAGGGCAGCGAGAGAAGCTTTGCGATTATTGATAATGTTTTATATTACAAGAGCGTTTACGGCATTATTGCTTATGACGGAAGTACAACCGTTATTTCCTCGGCACTCGGCAGGGATAAATACAAGAACGCTGTGGCAGGCGCTTGGGGCAACAAATATTACGTGTCAATGCAAAACGTCAAAACAAATGAATATGAGCTTTTCTGTTACGACACTAAAAAGGGTATGTGGACTAAGGAAACAGAAGAAAAAATATCACGCTTTATTAACGACGGCAACACGCTTTATTACGTTACAGAAAAACAGGTGAAGATTGTTGACGCCGATAATGATTATGATGTGCTTGAAGATAAAATCAATTGGAGCGTTGAGACAGGTGTTTACGGATATTCATATCCAAATCAAAAATATGTTTCACGTTTTCAATTGAGAATGTATTTGGCACAGGGTGCAAAGGCAAGATTTTATATTCAATATAACAGCTCAGGCAAATGGGAAAGCTGCGGAAAAGAAATAATAGGACGTGGAATTAATTCTTTTGTATTTCCTATCAGACCACGCAGGTGCGACCACATGAAATTCAAAATTGAGGGCGAGGGTGAATGTAAAATTTACTCTCTTACAAAATGTTTAGAGGTAGGTGGCGAATTATGAAATTGCCGATTATAAGTAAAATGAGCGCAACAGGCAATTTGCCATACGTTGTGAATTATATTGAGCAGCTTGTTAATAAACTGCAGAGGTATATAGACAGCAACAGAGGTAATGCAAACGAGGCAAAATATGTAGTTGATATAGTTGCAACAACGCATTTAATTACAGTTAAATACAGCGACCAAACGACAAAGGAATATGAAATATAGGACGGTGAGGATATATGTCAAAGAAAACACCAAAATATAAGGCTAAAACGATTGATACGTCAGGATATAACAACGAGCTGACTGCGGCACAAAATGCGCTTACGGCGATAGGCAATTTTAATTATAACGACGCCGCTGGATATAAAGAAAGGTCCGAAAACGCTTTTAATGATTGGAATGACCTTTACAGCGGACAGGGAAAAGCAAACTTTGACGCTTCACAGCAAAAGCTTCAAACCACGGTTGATGATTTGTTCGACCAAATAATGAATTACGGCGATTTTAGTTACGACCAGGAAAAAGACCAACTTTTCCAAATATATAAGCAACAGTATTTATCGGCAGGTGCCGGCGCAATGAAAAATCAGCTTGCAGCAGCTTCTGCAAATACAGGCGGATATAACAACAGTTATGCTCAGCAATCAGCGCAGCAGGCATACAACAATACAATGAGCGGACTGAGCGATAAGGCAATTGAACTTAGAGCAAATGCTCTTACAACTTGGCAAAACGAATACAACCAAATACAAGACAGATATAATCTTGTAAACAACCAAAAGGCGGCAGAAGAAAGCAGTTATTATAACAAACTTAATGCGGCAAATAATGCATATAACGTATTTAATACCGCATATAAAGATGATTACAACAATCAATACGGCTTGTGGAGCGATAACAGGAATGCAGCGCAGACAAGAGTTAATAACGCACAGAGCCAGGTTAATTGGGCTAATGATTACAATGCTAATGAAATTAATAAAACAAATACGCTTAATCAACAAGCAACCCAGGCAGACCAACAGCTTTCCGAAACAAGACGTCATAATAATAAAATGGAAACAATTGCTAAGAAAAAATCAAGAGGAAAGTAGGTGTAATTATGGCTATATCAAACAACACAAGAAGCAAATACGAGCAATATAATACTCCTTATGCCGAAACAGAGGAGCAAAAGCGACAGAGAGAGGCTGCTCAACAGTTGGCGTATTCTCAGCCGAATAATGCACCGAATAATTACGCACGGCACATGCAAGAAATGTATAACAGAGTTGCAAGCAAAGGTGCTTTTTCTTACGATAAAGCAAATGACAAAGCATATCAGCAGTGGGCGGAGCTTTATCGGCAGCTCGGCGGTTTATCCACAGCGGCAACACAGCAAGCGGCGGAGAATTTAACGGCAGGATATGGCTCAACATACGCACCGCAGGTTGCCGCTCAAACGGATAATGCGTATCAGGCAAATGTTGACGCCGCTTTGCCTGCGTTTTATCAGCAAGCCCAGGAAGAATGGTACGCACAAAAGCAAAACGATTTGGCGGCATATCAG